GCTTGATAGATGTTGAAGATGCCAAAGAGATGGAACAAATGACACCTAACGGGAAAGAAGTTGAAGATGATACTTACATTCAGTAGCCAAGTAGAGGCATCCGATGCGGAGCGCAGAGTAATTGCTGGCAAAATCGTACCCTTCGAAAGTGTAGGGCATACTTCAGTTGGCCCAGTTGTATTCGCTAAAGGGTCAATTGAAATAGGAGATCCTGGCAAAGTTAAGATGCTTATGCAACACCGCCCAGAGAAACCAATAGGCAGAATGCAGAAGTTTCAACAGGCAGAAGATGGAATCTACGCTAGCTTCAAAATCAGCGCATCAATGCAAGGTCAAGATGCGTTAATACTTGCATCCGAAGCTTTAGTTGATGGCCTATCTGTTGGAGTTGATGTAAACAAATCAATCCAGAAAAAAGATTATTTATATGTAACTAGCGCTACCTTACGTGAGGTCAGCCTGGTCGAATCTCCAGCCTTTGGAGAAAATGCAAAGGTAACTAAAGTTGCTGCTAGCGAGAGCGAAGCAGAGACACCAATCGAAACTAAAGAAAGCGAGGCTCCTGTGGAAGATTTAGCAACAGCGCCACAAGAAGCAAAGGCAGAGGCTGCTACTCCTACAGTAGAAGCCGCACGCCCAGTAATTACAACACCAGTTATCCAAACATCAATTCGCACACCTATTACATCTATGGCTGCTTATACAGAGCATAAGATTAAGGCTGCACTTGGTAACGAAGATTCAAAATTATACGTAACAGCTGCAGATGATTCATTTGCAACTAACCCAGCATTTTCTCCAACACAATATCTAAGCGAGTTTGTAACTAACACACGCTTTGGCACACCAGCAATCGATGCTTGCTCACAAGGCACACTACCAACATCAGGTATGTCTATTTCAGTACCTTCATTGGTTACCAGCGTTGGTGGCGGTTCAGGTGTTGCACCAGAAGTTACTGTAGAAGCAGAAGCTGGCGCAGTACAAAACACAGGTATGGAAACTCAGTACCTAACTGGCACAGTATCTAAGTATGCTGGTATGAACACACTCTCAGTTGAATTACTAGAGCGTTCAGACCCTAACTTCTATGCAGAGCTAACAAAGCAACTTGAGTACGCATATTTAAAACGTTTAGATCAGACTGTATTAGCAGCTTTGATTCAAGCAGGTGCTAATGGTACAAATACAACTGCAGACCTTGATGGTATTGTTGCATTCTCAACAGAAGCAGCACGTACTATCTACACAAACACTGGCTACTTCGCACAGAATTACATCGCTAACCCAGCACAATGGGGTGCGTTAATTGGTGCGCAAGATACAACAAAGCGCCCAGTATTTAATGCGTTACAACCAATGAACGCAGCTGGACAAGTTACACCATCATCTATCCGTGGTAACGTGCTAGGACTTGATCTATACGTAGACAAGAACTTCACTGCAACTACATTTGATGACGATTCAGCAATCATCCTTGCACCAGAGGCATTTACTGTATATCGCTCAGCACAAAACTTTATGAGCGTAAATGTAGTATCAAATCTACAAGTACAGGTTGCTATCTACGGATATATGGCAACAATCGCCAAGATGCCTAACGGAATCTTGAAGTACAAGAAGACCTGATAAGACCCGTTAACAAATAAGTAATCTCTGGGGTTTAGTAGCCCTAGCCCCAGAGAGCTATTAGCAAAGGAGTAGAGATGGCAGCCACGTATGTAACTACAGCTGAGTTAAGGGCAAACCTCGGTATTGGTTCACTCTACTCTGATGCGACTGTTGAAGAATGCTGCCAAAGTAGCGAAGATTTAATCAATCAATATCTTTGGTTTAACACTGCCCCAGTAGTAGGCACATCATTACAAGATAACGTGGCAACACTTATGCTTGCCAGTCCAAACGCATTCGCTGCGACCCAATCAATAGTGGTGAGTGGTTGCGGTGCCACATTTAACGGCACGCACACAATTACAGGCACAATACCGCCAACATCTGGTACTACTAGCCTTATCCCAGTATTTATGTATAACTACGGCCAAGTTAATTACCCTAATGGCTATTCATTTGTTCAATATGCCAAAACTGCCGCAGATCAAGTTTTTCACAAGGTATTACCTTATGGCGTGGCCACTGGCCCAGACCACAAGACCCAATCTTATGCGACAACCCCAGCAATACGTGAGGCAGCGATGATCGTTGCTGTAGACATCTGGCAAGCAAGACAAGTTAGCCAGACTGGTGGGGTCGGTATGGATGGGATCAGTGCCAGCCCTTATCGGATGGGTTATCAGCTGATTAACCGAGTGCGTGGTCTCATCCAGCCGTATTCAGCACCATCATCTTTGGTGGGCTAATGCCAGCTGCAATTACCACGTTAAGAGGCACACTGGCAAGCGATCTAGCCAATGTTGGCGTATGGTCTACCTTTGCCTATCCACCAGCCACATTATTAGCAAACAGCGTGGTTATTACACCTAGCGATCCATATATCGTGCCAAGTAACAATGAGCAAACGGGCTTATCACCAATGGCCAATTTTAAGATTTTAATAACCGCCCCTGCATTTGATAATCAGGGCAACCTTGCAGGTATGGAAACTTTTATAGTAGCAGTTGTAAACAAACTAGCAGCATCATCACTGGTGCTCAACATATCGAGTGTCTCCGCTCCAGCTATAACTAACGCAGCTAGTGGAGATTTATTAACATCAGAAATAACCGTATCAATCCTAACGAGCTGGAGTTAAAATGAGCACACAAGCAGAAGACTTAGCCTTCTTAATTAAGACAGGCCAGATCAAAGAAGCACCAAAACCAACTGCACAAACAAAGAAAGATGAGGAATAACAATGGCAATCTATTTAAATAACAATGTTGGTGTTAAGTTGGCAACAGCAGCAGCCAAGACAACACCTTCTATCGATATTTCTGCATACGTAACCAATGCAGTAATTAACCAGGTAGCAGATGAGCTAGAAGTTACAGCTATGGGCGACACAGCCCACAAGTTTGTGGCTGGCCTACAATCTGGCACCTTAACACTTGACTTTATCAATGACTGGGCATCTGCTCAGGTAATGCAGACTTTGAATGACTGCTTTGGTCAGACAATCTCTGTTTCAATGATTACAGTTAAAGGCACAGCAGTATCAGCAGCAAACCCATCTTACCAATTCTCAATTTTGGTAAACAACCTAACTCCACTAGGTCAGGGCGGCGTGGCTGAGATCGCTACCTCATCTGTAACATTTACTATAAACTCTGCAGTAACAGTGTCCCCATCGGTGGCATTCTAACTAAGGAGTAACAATGGCAAAGCTAAAGATAACAAGGGCTAATGGTGAAGTATCTGAACACAAGATAACTCCAGGTGTCGAGTACGCTTTCGAATTGAAGTATGGATCAGGTATTAGCAAAGTCTTGCGTGAGCACGAAAGGCAAACCGAAATATTTTGGTTGGCTTATGAATGCTTACGCAGGGCTGGCGCACAAATACCTTTATGGGGATCAGAGTTTATAGACACTTTAGATACTGTTGAGGTATTAGACGAAGAAAAAAAATAATAGAGCGGTCTTCAATACTTTACAGCATCGCACAGCTGAGTGTAGAGACTGGGATACCGCCTAGCGAGTTTATTGATATGGATACGGAAATGTATCGAGCAATAATCCAGGTATTGACAGACAGAGCTAAGGAGATCAAAAATGCCAGTAGAGGTCGTAGGCGTTAAAGATGTCTTAGCGGGATTAAGTTTTATTGATGAAGATATGCGCACCCGCATTAGGGTCGCTATAGATCCTTTAATGCGTGGTGTGGCAACTAAAGCCAAAGGATTTGTACCAAGCAATAATGCAGTTTTATCTGGTTGGTCTAAGCCAATGTCTAGCGATGTATCTTATAGACCATTTCCCAAATATGATGCTGGCGCAGTATTAGCAGGTATTGGTTACAATCCTGGAGAAAACAAAACATTAAGAAATGGATTTAAAGTAAGCAATTATGTTTACAACGTGAGCAGACCTGGATCTATTTATGAAACTGCTGGCCGTTTAAACCCACAAGGTAGAGCACCATTTGAAATGAGAGCATCGCAAGGCGCAAGCGGTCAATACACTAAGCGATCTGCCCGCAGTAAAGCATTTGAAGAATATAAATCTAATAACCCATTTGCTAGCCAACAATTTATAGCCGCATTAGAACCAGTAACATCTCAACCTAAAATACCTGGCATTCGTGGCGGCAACCGAAAAACTAAGGGCCGTTTAATTTACAAGGCTTGGGCGCAAGACAGTTTGAAAATATATGAGGCCATATTAAAGGCTATAGATAACTCAGCTGTAGAGTTTAACAGAAAAACCGAAATCAGAAGTAAGAAGGCAGCGTAATGGCCAATATATTTGTAGCAGCAACCGCAACCTTTAATGGTAAAGCACTTGCTAGGGGCAAAAAAGAAATATCAGCATTTGATAAACAAGTTAAGAAATTAGGCAGAACCTTTGGTATTACATTTGGCGCAGCATCTTTAATCAACTATAGTAAAAAAGCCGTAGCAGCATTTGCAGCCGATGAAAAAGCAGCCAAAGCCTTAGAGCAACAATTAAAAAATACTGGTTACCAATTCAGTGCTCCAGGAGTTGAAAAATATATATCTAATCTTCAGAGAACTACTGGCGTTTTAGATGATGAATTACGCCCAGCATTTCAACAATTATTAACAGTTACTGGGTCAATTACTAAAAGCCAAGAAGCATTATCAACTGCATTAAATGTTAGTGCGGCTACTGGTAAATCTTTATCTGAGGTAACTGCTGCAATATCTAAAGGTTATTCAGGTCAAACCACATCATTATCTAGATTAGGCGCAGGATTAAGCAAGGCCATAATTAAAACTGGTGATATGGATAAGATTATGGGCGAACTTAATCAAAAGTTTGCTGGGCAATCCGCAGCCAGGTTAGCCACTTATGCTGGCAAAATGGATTTATTAAAAGTAGCATCTGAGAACGTTAAAGAAGAAATTGGTCGGGGTATTTTAGGTGCGCTTGATGCGTTAAGTAAAGACACCAGCATCGAAGACACTACAGCTAAAATGGAAAACTTTGGTAAAGCCACTGGCGATGCAATTACTGGCGTGGGTGTTTTAATTGCTGAATTACAAAAAATACCAGGTGCAAAAAAGTCAACCGATATTTTATTTGGCACAAATATATTTAGTTTACTAGGTAAACTGGCCGAGGAAGAAACAAAAAGCAAGGCGGGAACTAAAGCCAATTTAGAGCCAAGATCAGCAAGCCGTGTTTATGTCCAGCAATTACGCCTGGAAAACAAAATAATTAGAGACACCAATAAAGCCAGGGCCGATGAATTGGCTAAACTGAAGGCTAAATCAGAAGTAGATAAACTTAAAGATAAGTTTGATGTTGAACGCATAGGATTAACCCTGGCGCTTAACCAGGCAACCGATGAAGAAACTAAATTAAGACTTAAGGCACAGCTAGCAATTCTAGATAATAATGAAGCGTTGGCTAAAAAATTAAACGCTGAACTAGGCGCTAAGGCTTCTATTGATGCCCTAGCCACAGCTGCAGGTATGGCTGCTAGTGCGCTTACAAATTTTGGCCCTGCTCTGTTTAACGCTCTAGGTGAGATGACTGGCCGAGGCCGTAATCAAATAGCACCAGATGAGTTTGCTAGATTGCCACAAGGTGCAACTAATCAACAAGCCGTTGCCGCTGCCGTTGCAACTGTTCAGCCTACAGCCACAGTAGTTGTAAACGCTGGCACAATAGTTACCGATCAGCAATTAGAAGCTGTAATCCAGAAAAACGTATTGCAGTTATTAAAATCAGGCAATAAATTGTTACCAGCGGGATCTCTTAACTAATGGCCGTACCAACAATCAATGCTGTAATTAACTTTTCTACTGGTCCAAGTTTTGCTCAGGCGATGATATTAGGCACTGGCATACTAGACACAAACATACTAGGAGATTCTGCATCCTTTATTGTTGATGTATCAGATCAAATCAATTACATACAAACTAGCAGGGGCCGTAATGCTTTAGTAGATCAATTCCAAACAGGGGCACTTACTTTAAGAATTGTAGATCAAAATGGAGATTTCAACCCGACCAATCCATCAGGGCCATATTACGAATTGCTGACACCAATGAAAAAGGTGCAAATCTCTGCTACCTATGGTGCTACTACTTATTCTTTATTCTCTGGCTTTATTACAAGTTACGTAAACACTCAACCTAAAGATGCTACAGAAGTTGCTTATACGACTATACAAGCTGTAGATGCGTTTAGGCTTGCCCAGAATGCACAAATATCCACAGTAACAGGTGCTACTTCTGGCAATTTATCAGGTACAAGAATTAACCAGATATTAGATCAGATTGACTGGCCAGCGACTATGCGTGATATAGATGCAGGCTTGACTACTATGCAGGCAGATCCAGGCACGGCACGTACTTCACTAGATGCTATGACTACTGTAGCGACATCCGAATATGGGGCGCTATATGTAAACACAGACGGAGAGTTTGTATTTCAAGATAGAGCAGTAACGGCAGGATCAATCGGTGGCACAGTAACTACATTCAACGATGATGGCACAGGTATCGCATATGCCAAC